ATGAACAAACTGAGCGATACCTTGCTAAGGAAACTTCATGGTAAGCCAGCGGAGAAAAACACGTTTTATAGTGATGGCGGAAACCTGAGCGTGAAATATTTAACATCAGGGAAATTGACCTGGTATTTCACATACAGGGCCGGAACGGGAAGGGAGACACGACCCGAACGCATTAAGCTGGGAAGTTATCCTGATCTGAGCCTGAAAGCAGCCAGGGAAAAAGCCGCACAGTGTCGCACATGGCTGGCTGAGGGGAAAAATCCACGTCATGAGATGAATTACACCGTACAGGAAGCGTTAAAGCCCGTAACGGTTGGCGATGCGCTCACCTACTGGCTTGAGTATTACGTAAAGGAAAACCGCGTGGATTATATCGCCCTGAAAAGGCGACTTAATAATCACGTAATACAGCAGATTGGTGCTATGCCGCTGGATAAATGCGAGCTACGGCACTGGCTGGCCTGTTTTGACCAGGTGGCAAAGCGAACGCCTGTTACTGCCGGATTCGTGCTACAGGCGTGCAAACAGGCGCTTAAGTTCTGCCGTAGGCGGCGCTATGCAATCAGCAACGTTCTGGACGATCTGAACGTGGCGGACGTTGGGAAAAAACCGGATATAAGCGAACGTGTCTTAAGTAACAAAGAACTTGGCGAATTATTGCAGGCACTGGACAAAAAAATATTTTCCCCTTACTACGTCGCGTTAATCCGCCTCCTGATTGTCTTCGGAGCCAGGACGGTAGAACTGAGGCTATCGGAGATCGGGGAGTGGGATTTTACGGAAATGCTATGGACCGTTCCGAAGGAGCACAGCAAAACGAAGGTCGCAATATTCCGGCCCATACCGGAAGCGATCCTGCCGTTCGTCACGCAGCTGGTGGAGCAGAACAGGCACACGGGCTTATTGCTGGGGGAAGCGAAACAGGAGGCCAGCGTATCGCAGTATGGAAGATTAGCGCACAGGAGGCTTAATCATCCTCACTGGTCACTGCATGACATCCGGCGCACCTTTACAACCATGCTGAACGATTTAGGCGTTGATCCGCATGTCGTGGAGCAGCTTACAGGTCATCAGATGCCAGGAATGCAGCGAGTTTATAATCATTCCCGTTATCTGGATGCTAAACGCAATGCGCTGGATATGTGGACGGAGCGGTTAGGGATACTGGCGGGAACACATGAAAACGTAACCACGCTACCAGTAGCCAGAAGAAAATAATTTTTTTCGTGTTTTTTCAGTATGCGCATACTGGATATGCGAACAGATACAACATGCAACAATGAGCAACAATGCGGAACAACTACGAACAAGAGGCGAAAAAGTGTACGGATTTATAAGTGGCTGATTTTTAATGTGTTACTGGTTTTTTATACACTAGCGAATCACTCTTTAAATGGCGAGAAAAAAGGCATGAAACAATATTTTATGCCTTTGTATTAACATGAATTTAAATGATTTTATCCTGATTATTCCTGTTTCTGTAAACCATACGACCTCAACATTTGCCAACTCTGAATCATCCTGACACAATCAGACACATCCCAACGCAATAGAACACGAAATAACTCTTTAAGAAACGAAAGGGGGCAATAGTGTTAAGCACTGATCGGTTTATACGTGAAAAAGAATGCGAAAAGCTAACAGGCCTTAGCCGCTCATGCCGCTACCGCCTGGAAAAGGCCGGACAATTCCCATCACGTCGTAAACTTGGCGGTCGTTCCGTTGGCTGGTCTTTATCCGAGGTTCTGGCCTGGAAGGATAGCTGCAAGGCAGTTCATTAATCACGCTGGCGGCACACAGCCGCCACACATCAATCATCTGAACACAGAGCTATAACCATGAAGATTGAATATACGCCAGAACGTGGGCGGGGATTCGTTCGCCCTGGTGAGACTGGAAAACCACAAAATTGGGGTTTTTCAGGCATAAAAAAAGCGGCCCCGAAATGGAGCCGCCTTTCTGAACAGATAACCCGCTGCGCCGTTTGTGTGTGTGATCCCAAACATAAGCACGGGGATGATAGCCGCTATCAGGCTGGTGGGCAATGCAATCAGTCTGGTTCAGTTCGTTGCCATACCTGCAATGAGCGCTTTTCCCTGTACTCTTTAAGGAATTGCTCAAGGGCAAAAGCACATGGCGCGAATCTTTCTGATTCATGTTCTATCTTTCTGCGCCGTCTTTTCCGTGCCGGTGATAATGTTTTGGTCAATTCTTTATCGGTCATTGTGTTGTCCTGCATAGCAATGCGCCGTAATACCTCACACCACGGCGCTGATAGTGATTATTCTGATTCTTTGGCCTTGCGGCGCTGGCGGCGTTTGATCTCGCCTTCAAGTGCCGAAACGATAAATTGCCCTGTACTTTCGCCATCTTCCTTTAAATTTTCTACAGCATCAGCTATTGCGTGTGGTACTCGAGCCTCAAGCTTTTTGGATTTTGCATTAACTGCTTTTGTTGCCATATCTGATTTCCTCGTTATTAGGTGGCTGACAGTATACACACAAGAAAACGGAAAAACACTATTGACGTGGCTGACACCCGTTACTAATATAGTGGCTGACACCTTTATCAAGGTAATCGATGAAAAGACAAAGCCCCGCAAGTGTCGTTACCACTCGCAGGGCTTCTAACCAACAACGTAAACTAGGAGCCGTTATGGTTGCTGTAAATCATATACCACACCTTGTACACACACAAACGGCCTTTGTGTGGCGTTTTCTGGCACTGAGTGCCGGAGAATCTCAAATAATCCACGTAACCGCCTGGACGGAACGCGAAGCGCGTAACCGTTGCCCGTCAGGTTGTGTTGCTGTATTCGCCGCCCGTATTCGCCAGGGGGTAGGCTTATGAGCCAGGAAATCACACTACAACAGGCAGCAGAACGCGCCCACCAAATCGAAGTTATTTGCGCACTGGCAGAGGATTACCCTGGCATGATGACCGACAGCGAATCAGGGGCAATCATCGGCTTACTTAAACGCCTTAGCGGTGAGGTCTGCGTATTCCTGAGCGATGAACAGGAAAGAAGAACGCTTATTTCTAACGAAAAAAAATGCGGAGGGGTACACCATGTGCAATAACATCCGTCCGGACGCAGCCGCCGCCGCACTCACTACGCTGATGCACGCGCTTATTGATATTGAATGCACGGCAGAGCTTGCACAAAAGGAAGAACGGGAGGAATACACATTGTTCGCCCTGGAATGTATCCGATACACCGCCACGCGGTCGCTGAATGACGCTAAAAATATTCTTGTTGCAGATTGTGAAAATGGGGGGGGTTATGCGTGATGATCGTTTTAATTCCCTGAAACAAGAATTTTCCGGAGTTCCTGATGATGCGGCTGATGCGCTTTCGTCAATATCTGAAATTATGCGGGTGGCTTTTTTCTTTCTTTGCACTGATGAGCACAGAGATACAGGGCTAAATATTCTTGATATTGCCGCTAACTATGCTGATTTCGTGACAGAAGTTATTTTAAGAAAAACAACGGACGGGGATTAATATGCGTGATATTTACCTCGAAACAATAGACCGCGCATTTCTTGCACTTTCTCACAGTGAAAACATGCTGGAAATATTGCGCATATGGCTTGAAACACTTGGCGACAATGAACGCGACAAACAAAAATCAAGAATTGCCACGGCATTAATAACGATTCTTGAGCATGTAATAATGGAACTGCAAGAAATAGATCTATTGCACGACAGATATAAAGAACAGCACACCGGAGAATAAAAATAATGAAACTTAAATATTCTGGCTTAACTGCCAGTGGCAAAACTCGCACTAAATTCATGCGCGGTGATATTTACCGCGACCAGTACGGCGGCACGGTAATGATTAAGGGCGTGGAGGAACGGCGCGTAACCTACCGTCGTGAAGGCTACGAATATGATTGCGTGATGCCTGTTTATCAGTTCGACCGTGATTTTTCTCTGGTGCAGGCTGTACCGCGTAACGTTCCAACCAGCAGGGAGAAAGCACGCGCCAATATTCAGGAAATAAAAAAGATGCTTAACGTATTCAGGGGTAAAAAATGAAACTGGCACCGAACGTAAAACTATTACCGAAAGACAAACACACCGAAGCAATTATTTTCGCGGGGAATGATGCGCACTCATTTGCAGAGCACTACATCATTGCACAGGCCAAAAAGGCGGGAGACTCCACGCCTCCCGTTTACCTGGGGCGTTATCAGTTAAGCGAACTGGACAACCTGCAGATTGTTGATGAGGGGCGATACAGGGTAACGGTGATACGCGCCGGAAATATTGACGAAGCGCAGCTGTTAACCATAGCGACAAAACTGGCGATCGCCGGAGTCCATGAAGCGCGGCTGCTTTCTGAAAACTTCGAATTACTGGAGAAATGGACCGACCAGCTTCCACGGCTACGGGAGACATGGGAGAGAGGGGAAAGCCTGATCATGAACGGAGGAAAACAAAAAATCACGCTACCGATTTCATGGGGATCGGAAGGGTTCGACGCGCAGCAAAGCTACGTGATTAAGGGGCTTATTCCGGCGGAAGCATTATGCAGCACCTACGGGGCGAGCGGTTCCTATAAGTCGTTCCTTGCCATTTCGTGGGCGTGTCATGTTGCCACTGGAATGAAATGGGGAGGCCGCAGGGTGTGTAAAGGCGCGGTTATCTATGTTGCTGGTGAAGGAAGTATGGGCGTAAAGCGCCGCGTTAAGGCATGGGAAATAACCCACGGTAAGGCGGTTACTGATTTGTGTATCGTCAATTCGCCAGTATTCCCCGCATCGCCGGACTATGTGGAACAGGTTATCAGGACCGCCGGATTAGTGCAGGACAGAACGGGCGAAAGGGTGCGGATGATTGTCATTGACACGCTGGCCCGTTGCTTTGGTGGTCATGATGAAAATGACTCCCGCGACATGGGGGCGTTTATCCAGGGGTGTGACGCGATAAAGCAGGCCACGGGGGCCACGGTTCTGGTTGTGCATCATTCCGGCAAGGATGAGACGAAAGGGGCGCGGGGTTCCAGTGCATTCCGTGCGGCGCTTGATGCTGAGTTCCGAATCAGTCGGGAACATTCAGAGGCTACGGCGCTGGTTGCAGCATGTACGAAGATGAAGGACGCGGAGGAGCCAAAAGAAAGTGCCTACGACCTTAAGAGCGTGGAGGTATTTACGGATCCTGAGGGTGAAGAAATCGTGTCCATGGTGGTGATTGACATCCCACGCGAACCGGCAGAACTGGAGCGCATCGAGGAGGCAGGGAACAAGACGGAAAACCATACCGCGCTATGGGGGTGCATCCGTTCACGCACACAGAACGGCGACAAGTGCACGATCCCGCTGTTACGTGATGACATGAAAAAACTGGGGTATGAAATGAAAAACTTCCGGCGCTGGCTGTACAAGCTGGAAAAAGATGGGGTTATTCGTATCGATGGGGATGATGTAGCGCCGCTATAAAAGTGAGGAGCAAAAGCGAGGTGGATAGAAAGAGGGCCAAAATTAGCCTGCTCTCCCTCACTTTTCTACCTGTATACATCCTCAAAAGTGAGGGGTAAAAAAATACTTATGAAACACACACATAGAAAAACCAAAAATCCCAATTGCGACGAAGTGAGACGCTTGAAAAAGTGAGGCGAAAAAGTGAGAGGTTGCGAGAAATGACCCAAAAACGCAGAGACAGAACAGAGCCGAAATATAAGGCGTTAGATATGGCTGAACTGGCTTTAAAGGTGGCAATCAGAACGATAGACCGCCACGCGGGGGAAGGATACGCGAAGGAGCATCCCGAACTGATAAGCGCATTCATGACCACAGCAGCGGCAAACTTTGCCACGTTGACAGAACGGGAGATTGCCGAAGCGGAACAGGTAACAACCATCAACGTTAAAACCGGAGAGCAGACGGCATGACAGCACAGATAGCGGCTTACGGGCGGCTGGTGGACGACCAGCAGGTAAAACAGACCAGCAAGGGTACACCGATGACGCTGGCGCGTATGGCGGTATCGCTGCCATGTAGTCAGGCGCAGGATGGGCAGGCGACGTTATGGCTATCGGTCATCGCATTTGGTAAGCAGGCCGACTTCCTGGCTAAACATCAAAAAGGCGACGTTGCCAGCGTATCCGGCACGATGCAGGTCAGCCAGTGGACCGGACAGAATGGGGAAACGCGGCAGGGTTATCAGGTTATTGCAGACAGCGTAATCAGTGCCCGTGCGGCACTTCCTGGCGGGAACAGACGCAAAACCACAGGCACACAGGGTAATCAGCCACCAGCGGGAGGCGATGACCCTTACGGTGATGATATTTCGTTCTGAGGGGGTGACGATGGTACATGACCGCATAGCGGAGGAACTGGAGGCGAAAGGCTTTTACCGGAGGGCGGCGGCGCGATGGGGTGAAGTCATGCAGCTGGTGGAGACAGACAAGGAACGGCATCACATCACGATGCGACGGCTGGAATGTTCAAGGAAGGCACAGAGGGCACCGGAGCCGCCGGATAATTTCGGAGACCTGAAAAAGGCAGTCGATCGCACTTATGCCGAAATGGGTATAGATGGTGCTGGTGATGAAATATGGCGCAATTACCAGGACAGCTAATCAAACAGCCGGAGAAATACGGCTTTTTTTGCACCAGTTGAAACGGTATGGCGCATTACCGGGTTTTCGTCACGGTCAGGCATAGTTACTATCTGAAACAAACAGACACAACAGAGGAAAAAAACAATGCCGATGAAATTTGATGAGATATTAAAACAGCGTGATAAATACCATGCTGACAACATGGAGACGATGAGCATCAATGATTACCGCGCATTCCTGGAGACGGGCGCACTGATTGAAAAGGATCAGCATGGTTTTGTGAGATGTGCTCTATCCGGTGAAATGCTGGCGGTAAATCCTGAACAGATAGATGCATTGATAGAATTTCTGAAAGAGATCAGAGACTGAGCCAGCACACAGCACACATAGCCGGAGCAATCCGGCTTTTTTGCGCCCAAAAAAAGCCCGATAAGGTCAGAGGGTTCTTATCGGGCTTTTGCATATGAGGTTTTTGGATGCACTGGCGTTCGTGATCGGGATAATCATTTCATAATTTGCAACATAACTCAATATCATTGCATAAAATGCAATTCTGATTGTAATCATAACTGGATAAACATCCAGTTATGATTTTTTTAGTCGAAGAGGAATTTCTTACTATGGCTGAAGAGAAAAAAGGCGGTGTTTCGGTGTACATAAGCCCCGAAATCGTGGAGGTGCTCAAGCAGCGCCACAAAAAAAACTATGAAGCTGGCGTTGCGGCTGGACTGGATCCGCTGATGACGCCGGAGCCGTCGATAGGTTCACTTGTGCGATCTTATTTACTTGCGGCGCTTGGGATGCACAAAAATTATGGGGGCGAATAATGGCAGTCAAAGCAATAGCACTTAACACACACCAGCTTTTCGCGTACCTGAATCGCGAGGATATTGCGGAATTTAAATTTAGTCCGCTGTTTACCGCGCTGTTTTTCCCGAACGTGGCGACATTCAACACGCAGGACATCATGTTAGATAACCTGGATATTGAAGAAGTCACTATGTCGGCGTTTTGTTCGCCTATGGTTGGCAGCCAGGTTCAGCGCGATAAAGGGTACGAAACCAGCATTATCCGCCCTGGCTACATGAAGCCAAAACACGAAATCGATCCATTAAAAACAATAATGCGCATGGCTGGAGAAGATCCGGCACAGCTTAACGATCCTACCTACCGCCGTATGCGCCTGATTACTGGCAACATGCGCCGCCAGATAAACGCCATTAAGGCACGCGTTGAATGGCTGGCGGTGAATGCGGTAACGACCGGAAAAAACATCATTGAGGGCGAAGGCATAGAACGCTATGAAATCGACTGGAAGATACCGGAAAAAAACATCATAGAGCAGGCCGACGGTAAAAAATGGTCTGAGCAGGATAAAGACATACACGACCCAATATATGACATTGAACTATACGCAGATCAGGCAGGTTGCCCCGCCAACGTCATGATTATGGGCGTTGATGTATGGCGCATGTTACGCAGCTTTAAAAAATTCCGTGAACTGTACGATCTCTCCCGTGGTTCAGAATCCGCCGCAGAGCTGGCATGTAAAAACCTGGGCGAAGTGGTGAGCTTTAAAGGCTATCTTGGTGATCTGGCCCTTATCGTCTATTCCGGCAAATACACTGACAGCGACGGCACAGAAAAATATTTCCTTGAGCCTGATTTGCTTGTCCTGGGCAACACCAACAATAAAGGGCTGGTGGCCTATGGTGCGATTATGGATCAGGACGCAGTAAGAACGGGGGCAACGCAAAACATGTACTACCCGAAAAACTGGATTGAGGACGGAGATCCGGCGATTGAGTACGTGCAGACGCACAGCGCACCGCAGCCGGTTCCGGCAGATATTCGCAAATTTGTTACTGTCAAAATTGCTTAACGGGGGATTCTATGGACACTCCATACATTGAGTTATTTGCAGGCAGTCAGCAGGTCGCCACGACGCTGGTACATTTTGCCGCTGATGCTGGCGTTATTCAGGAATTTACCCCGCTGATGCTGGCGGACAATGGCGAGTTTAAGCCGTGGGATGGTCAGGAATCTGGCAAGGCTGTTTATCTGACTTCGTATCCTGTGGACACGTCAAAGCAGAAATCAGCACAGTGTTACAAGACGGGGATATTCAATATTGCCGCCGTTAACTGGCCTGAGAGCGTCGACACCGATGCGAAAAAATGCGCCGCCTTTGCGGGTTCCGGCGTATCCGTTCAGCCGCTGGCCCGATAAGCAGGGGGAACGATGGCAACGAATGAAAGCATCATGACGCTACCGCTGGCGAGTAAATTTAAAGCCGAAGCGCGGGCAATGGCTGACAGAGGTTTATCAACCTATGAGGCCGTATATCAACTAAACAAACTGGAAGAGCAGGACAAGCCGCGCGCTGATGCGATTATGGCGCTTCATGAGCATAAAGACTATCAGCCGCTGTTACGTGCAATGGCAAACGTGCCATGTATTAGCGTCGATAATGCTCGTGAAATCCTGAACATGACCATAGAGCAGGAGCGCCCAAAGGTTGCACCAGAGCTTACCGCAGCCTTTGAAAACTTTATGGACATGCACAGCCCGCAAGCCGTATCAGCTGGCATGGCATACGATGGCAGAAACCAGGACGATGACGGTGACATCGATCGCATACTGAAAACCATCTGAGACAAGGCCGGAGAAATCCGGCTTTTTTTACGGGTCCTTTCCGGCATATGGACCCGTTACGGGGCGGCGACCTCGCGGTTTTTCGCTATTTATGAGCCTTTTCAGGGGGGTGGTGGTGGTTTTGTTGTTTGCTCTATCTTTATGAATGAAAAGGGAAAGATGCAAACAATACACCAACCTGAAGCAGTAATTAAGTTGGTGTATTAATGAAATCGCACCTGATGAACAAAAAAAACATGGCGAAAAGCTGCCGTGTAAGTGCGACAGCGTTCGACAAGTGGGGAGTGACTCCCGTTGAACGTAAAGGCCGTGAGGCGTTTTACGATGTTGCCAGCGTGATAGACAATAGGGTTAACAATGCAATTAGCCAGCTTACAAACGACAAAGGCGATATTGATGATGATGAACTCTTACGAGTCAGGATCAGATTACTGACAGCACAGGCGGAGGCGCAGGAACTTAAAAACGAGCGCGATCGCGGTGACGTGATTGATACTGAGTTTTGCCTGTACGCGCTTTCAAAGCTGGCGAGTCAGATTTCATCAATCATGGACAGCCTCCCGCTTACTATGCAAAGGAGCTTCCCACAGATTACCCACGCCATGCTGGATAGGCTTAAAAGGGAAGTGGTTAAAGCCTGTAATGCCAGTGCCAGAGTTGCCGACAACCTCCCACAGATACTGGCTGATTACTTGAAAGAAACAACCGGAAACGTACCGGAAAAGTTGCTACAGAAGAAAGGCGAGTAACAGACGCGCAATTATTGAACAAAACTGAGAAACGACATGAAAGCGTCATAAATCGCCATTTTAGATGATTACCGTGTCGTTTCTTTTTATTGTGTATCTATTTAAAAACAAATAGTTATGTTCGAGAAGTACCGACATGCTTTTTCCAGAAAAATTTTCATAAACAGATAAAAACCGCGAGGTCGCCGCCCCGTAACGGGCCATAATTCCAGGAAGGACCCGACGACACCAGACTTTCAGAACGATGGGGGCACAATGATAGAAGCCGAAATACTGGGATTAATCCGCCGCGTTGCCGGAATCAGCCAGCAGGTTGACGAACAGGCCATGCAGCCGGACAGCGTGACCGCTGAAAATTATGCGCGTGTTGTTGCGGAGGTGATGCGCCGTGATGGTATAGAACTTAATGCCGTGGATATGCGCAACATACGAACCAGAGTTCTTGAGTTGCTGGCCTACCGTCGCCGCGTGGAGATGTATCGGGAGAAGGAGAAAATAACGTACCACTGGAAGAAGCCGGAGCGGTTGCGGCGGTAACTGGTTGATATTCCCGACGGCCCAAAAATGGGTTGGCTACACCCCTCACAACTACGACATTTTCGCAGTTTAATTAATGGTCAGCTTAATCGCTAACCCGCTGATATTTTCGGAAACCTCAATTTGAGGAAGTCGGCGCGGTAACTCGCTGAACTTTAAGCAAAGCGCAAAATTGCGCTTGCTGAATAATCATTATGATTACGCAGATGATTAAGGAATGACCGAAGGCGGAAATTCGCCTGTGGTTAATGGGGGAGTTGCAGATCTGCAACTCGACCATGAAACTACGGAAACTACCCGTAGTTTGGGTAGTAAGAGTAACACCCAGATTTTGGGGCTTACTCGTGATACCCAAATTTGGGGTATCGGTGGCAACCATAACGACTTTCGTTACGGTTGATGCTTTTACCCCATTGGGGGAAAGGTATTACGATAATCATAACACCTACCGAACAGGTAAAGCCCACCAGCCTGATTAACGTTTAACCGGAAAAAAATTCCGGTAGGTGGGGATCCCCATATCGACATTAACGCCCCTCATGAATTGGTGCGCTTCCCCCTGGAAAGATGATCCGCCTGTATATTTCTTGTGTCTATTTGTTCCACGTTGTTTCATACGGTGCACCGAACGGTGTAGTCACTGGTGTAGTCATTTTGCGATTTTTGGCACTTTTTGTGGTGCAAATTATTTAATTAAATCAATGCGTTAAGTGAAATAAGTTATATATAACAGCAATAAATAATGCGAGAATAAACGGCACGATGATCTCGGCGGCAAAACGGATACCGCAGAGAATAATGACCAGCATTCCCAACATAATGACGATTTTTAGGCCATTGAGCGTGATGATCGGCTTTGCCAT